GGATTATTAGGATTTGCTTTTAGGTCTTTTAATTTTACTTTCATTTTAAAAATTTATCATATAATTTAACAACGTGCTTATAGATGCACTTACCACAACTTACATCTGGTCTATATCTAAAGTTCTCTTGGCATAGCTCTATAAATTCATTATATAAACTTGGGTCAAGTCTGCCACCTTTCATATTATAGATAGCTCGTATTCTTGTTTCTAATTCCTCACTCATAATGATTGTAAGCGTTTTTCGTTCTCTTTTGTTATATCGTGTTTAATTGTTATGTCCTCTTTTAGCTTTAAGCCTAAATCTACTTGCATTGTGTGGTTGCCTTTAATCTTCTTAATTGCAGAAGCCCACTCATTATTATATACCTTTAGGCTATTTTTATTTGTCGATAGCAAAGTATAAGGTTCTACTGCCGACACCATTACTGGCTTTGCAAAGTGTCCAGCCTCAATCATTTTTAGCTCAGATTTGCAGCTATTAAATACATTATCTTGCAGAGGTATTACACATATACCACAATGTTTATAATCATCAGCATAGCTCTGTATATCGCTAATCTGTTTTTTTATAGCTTTCATTCGCTTAGGTAATCTTGGAGCTTTAATTAATAGCTTACTATCGTCAAAAGCGTTCCCTAATAGCTTTAAATCTTTTAAGTGAGTAGTACCACCAGAATAAAAGAACGTATCAAAATTAAGGCTCAAATCATCGTAAGCATATTGTTTTTCTGTTGGGTCTAAAGCGTTCTTAATTACTACAATATTTTTATTATATGGCTTTACCTTATCTGCGAGTATAGAAGTTGTTGTCCATATCTGGTCAGCTAACTTTAAATTCTTGACAATACATTTATCAAGGTTACTTTTTTGGTAATAGTATCGCATTGGATGTCCTTTTGGCAATACCCAATAATCGTCTATATCACAAATAACTTTTATTCCTTTTGCTTTTAGCTTTAAAAATGTTTCCTCTGGCTGCAATAGCCCAGATATATTCCTATTGTATACAACGTGAGTAACTCCTTCTAAGTTATTAAAAAACTCATCATCTTTATTGAGCAATACAACTACCTCAATACCATAATCTCTCTGCATCTTAGCAAATGGCATAAGCAACCTATGATAGCTCACTCCGTTAATACCTCTTATAATAACTGCTATCTTAATCTTATTCTCGTACATTATCTTAAATTGTTTTTTAGCTTTCGTATAGTCATCTCTAAGCGTTCTATAACCAATAGACGCACCCTTGTGTATTTGGGTTAAGGTTTCTCCATTACTAATGGCTCTTAGAATATTTGCGTAATAGTGATTCATCCTATCAAGGACTTGCTCGACTTCTGGATGCTCTGAGTTTTCGTTATCAAAGTAAGGGTCTTGCTTCTTGCATTTCTTTAAATATTGGTTACGCATAACCATTGCAAAATAGCCTTTAAGGTTTTCAATAGGAGGCTTAGACAAACATATTTCAAACGCAGTAGAGATTAGCTCCTCTGCTTCCAGCTTATTGCCAGTAAGTTTAAGAGCATAATCTCGTATGCTATCATCAAAATATATCTGTTCTAATTTCAAAAGGGTAGGCTTTCCTCTGAGGTAGCCATTTCCTTCTTTGGTTCTGGCTTCCAAGTATCAAGCTCAACGTATGGCTTTCCACTTTTACCGATGTTAATTTTAAGATTGACCCATCCTTTGTCTTGGTGTTTCTGAATAAAGGCAATAGCGTCATCAGCTTTTAAGCTAAGACCACCTACCACCCACTCTGGTGAATTAGGATTCATTTTAAACATAAATCCGTCTGCGAAAGTTTTTTCTTGTTTGTTCATATTATTTATTTTCGTTTATTATCATTGACAAAAGTACTGCATAATTTGCTAAATCCAAAACGCTATCTTCTATACTCTCGTTATTAGGTTCTTGGTTTGAGTTAATCAATACTCCTAATCTTGCAACTTTAGTAGATATTAGGTTTAAGCAGTTAGTTCTTGCATCTCCTCCAGCAATAGCTCCAGCTAATTTAAAGTTAGATAACCTATCCTCATTAGCGTAGTCATCGCCCTTGCTAAATAATGTTTTTCGCATCTCTCCAGTCATATAACCGAAGTGAGCCATTTGTTCTTTTTTAGTCATTTATTTCTTTATTTAATTTTACTTCTTGTAGTTTCCATTCGTGTCGTCTTGCGTGTGGAATTTTGTGCCTTGTCATTAGCCGATTAAATAGCACATCTTTCTCAGCTATATTACCATAGACCTCTGAGCTAATTACTTTCTTAGCTCTCATTGCAGTTACTTGATATAATCCTTTCATATTAATCTATATTACAAAAACACTCAAACGATGGGTCGCCATCAAATAAACCTTTTTGCAACTCGCTTTTTTCTTTTATTTGTTTGTAAGTTATTTCTTTTTTAAATTGATTTTTATTTTCTTTATCTATCCACCATTGAAATAAGTCTGGGCGTTCTTTTGCAATTATAGATAATTTACCTTTACCTTTTAAGAAACACCCATCACAATTTCCATAAGGGTCATTTACATTTAGATTAAAATCTTGATTACTCCACCATTTTAATACATCATCCTTTGTTGTTTTCCATTTAACAAGAGGATGTTCTATTTCCATATATTGTGGCAACTTAGATGTTTTCCCCCATCTTCTCGGCTCATCATACCTTATACCGACATAGTGATTCCATTCTTTAACATCTATACTTTTTGCCCATCTTTTTAGTGTATTAATTTTCATCTCCTTTGTGCAAAACCTCATCATCGTATTAGGTAACGCACCCTTATTCCAAGCAATCAACTCGTCAAAAGGTCTGCCATTACGTGATGCAGTTTTATAATCTACTACGTCAAAATTATTTCCGTATCTATACTCAAGCCAAACTATATTTAAATTCCAACGCTTATCGCATTCATTTATAAAGTCTAAAGTTTCTGGCATTTCTTTGCCAGTATTTTGAAAAGTTACAATATAATCAGACAAACCCTCATTAATCAAACGCTTTGTCATATATGCAGAAGTTCTACCACCACTAAAATTTATTATATTCATAACTTATCGTGTTTTCTGTGGCATTCTCTGCATCTTACCTTAATATTATTTACATCCCAAGCCAGTTCCGTTCGCCTTGTTTTCTGAGCTTCGTCTACTGATATGTTATGAGAGCAGTCAAGCCTAACTCCATTTGATTTTAGGCAGTCGGTACAAAAATTGTAGCCGTACTCCCAGAATTGTTCGCTTAAAGCATTTGCCTTCGCTTCGTGTATCCTTCTATCTATGACGCTTTTAGCTACTCGTTCATCGTCTGACGTATAGTAGTGGTTCATATTGTATGCAAGTCTATACAAATTGTTTATAATTCCCTAATATTTTTATCAACATTAATTTTGTTTTTCAGATTATCTATATGGTTTTCAAGCATTTTAATCCTCTGTAATTGATTTGTAAACTTATCATAAAATTCGTAATTCTGCTTCTCTAAATAACAAGTATAGTGCATTAAACTATTGAGTTTATCTACGCTATTTTGTTTATTTTGATTAACTGGTTGCTTCATTAACTTAAGTTCTATGCTTGATATTACTTGTCTTGCTTCTTGTATTATTTTGCTATCGTTAAAAGGGGTCATTTGTGTTGTGTGTTATTGGTTTTATTGGGTCTGTTATCTTCTCTTCATTGCCATAGGCATAAGTCTTTTTATTATATACTGGGTCAAACTCATAAAAGCGTTGTTTAGCCCAATCCATATTAAGTAATACCTCGCCAAGTTGTCCGTAGTGTTTAGGCTTTACTTTATCTATTGTAATTTTATAAGGCTCGTGATTATCTTTAGCATTTTTATGGACTACTATTATATTTCTGCCGTTATTATTCCATTCAGAGCCACCCATTAAATCATAAACGCTTGGCTTTTTTACACTTCCGTCTTTTACTTGTTTAGGGTCTGGATTTTTTGGATGAATGATTATAAAAGAATGCATCTTATTTACTTCCATAAACCTATTTCTAATAGATAATATCTTGCGTAAATACTCTGGCTTAGTTGGCTCTCCTTTATGAGCTAAATAATTCCAGCTATCAATAACTGCTGAGTTACATTCGTTCTCCTTAGCGTAATTCCAAAAAGCCTCTGGCTCAATGCTATGCTCTGCTGATATAAACTTAAATTTATCAAGTAATTGGCTTGAATATTTGCTTATTTCTTTTTCTGTAATAGTGTTTGGATATCCTTTCTCAAATGTTTTGCCAGTCATTTTATGCAGTAAGTTGGATATTACTTCCGTGTCGCTTCCATCATCTGGCATATAAACGCAATGTCTCCAATTTTGGTTAAGCGTTAAGCCCATCATAATCTCCTTTAAAAATAAAGACTTACCGAAAAAAGGATATCCAGTTATGTCTGTACAACCACCTTTTACAAATGTTAATAGCTCATCAAAAGAGTCTAAACCGACTTTACTCCCACTTGGAATTCCGTTCTTATGCAAGTGATATAATTGCTCTAATATTTCTCCGTTAGATTTTATCATAATATTTGAGTCTTAACTTTATAATCTCCCATATTAACAAATCTCTCTAACTTATCTGGTCGAGTTATAAATTCTAATGTCAGATATTTATAGTTAGTATCAATGTGGTGTTGGTCTTTAGATGCGTTGCGTAAAGCGTTTACTATATCCTCTTTAGTATAACCCTCTTTTAATCTTGCTTTTAATTGCTTCTTAGCTTTTTCTGGTATAACTCTGGCT